TGATGCATTGTCGTTTGAGTCGCGCTCGTGTCATCGTATCCACGGCTTCCGGTTTTAAATTTGAAAATTATTTGGCTGATAGCAGACCCTCCCGAGTGTGTGGGTGTGCCCATTGCGAATCTGTTATTCGTAGGATCGTAAGTCATGTTGAAATTGAAATTCCCTACACTCGCGAATCCAGCTGCGAGCTGGGTTCCGTCGTAGTTCCCTTGATTATATGTTATGCCATGTTGGGTGGAGTTGTTCATGGGATCTGAATATATGACTTCAAAATCAAACGCTTGATTGGTTCCACAAATCAAAAGTTGTGGTGTAGGGATCCGCGCACTCACCAATTTAATCTGTGACACGTCATAAATAGGCGTTTCAAGGTTGATGACGTAATCATTTGGGTTCGCATACAAGGAGGCGTCCCTCTGACCACTATCGATAGTCAACTGATGAACCTTCATTAAAATATAGGCACAATATTTTAATGAGTGTTTTTGTTTACATGTAAATACTTTACTGGTAAAACTGATGCGCGAGGGGGTTGTTCTGAAGCTGTCTCTTGGCAATTTCCAAATTATTCACATGGGGGTTACCCTGTCCCTTGTAGGCGTTGAACTGATGGTAAGGTTTTTGTTGATAGTTTTGAGTCCACCCACCGTTCGCGGCGTTGATACGACCGTCTATGCGACTGGTGTCACTACGGACAGCTGTGACTGTGCCACCCTGCTTCAGAGCACTCTCACGAACATTCATGCGACCGGGGTTACCCATGCGGTTGGGCTTGCCACGCTTATCTTCGGGGCGGTAACCATTCTTCATGAGCTGCTCGTTATTCTTCATATTCATCTGAGCAGCGGCAGTGTTCGTGTAGCCACCCTTAAAGTTGGAAATCCCTGGAGCGGGCTGGTTGTTATACATGAACTGACCACCATTGTTGTCACTCTTGAAACGTGTGGGGTCCTGGACAGCAGTCGTGGCAGAGATGACACGCTTCGCGCCGTTGAATCCCAAATTGTCCCCACGGTAACCAGTCTCAGAGCGGTTTGTCGTTTTCTTGGTTCGTTCGTGCTCGTTACGGGGAACAACACCAGACATACCCTGAGCTCTTCCGGGCATTGTGGGAAGACGAGAAGGTAAGTGGGCAGTCGTCGCGGGTTTGTTGTGAGTGAGCTGACCGACCACCGCACCTCTACCACCCGTGTGATCGGCGGCTGGACCGGTGCGTCCTGGAAGTGTGGTCAATTTATACTCACCAACATTCACTGGGTTCACTCGTAGCATCTGTTGGAAGCCACCAGTCGCCGGGACATTGGGTCCTACACCCAAACCGGGACCAACCAACTCCTTTTCTATGGGGGACAGGTTGTTCATCCTTCCGTGATCATACATCCTGTTCCGCATGTCCATCATTTCCTGACCACTAGTGCGAGACTGACTAGCTACGTCACCAAAGCTCTTCATTTCCTGTTTGTGGGAAACGTCGACAGGTGGTTCAAAATTGTCCTCTTCAACGACGACCGGCCTATTTACAAATAATGGTTCGGTAGTAACTTTGGGTGGTTGAGTTTTCGTACTCAAGTTACGACCAGCGTATACAAGACCCGCTACAGCCATGAGCGAAATGGGATCAGCCATTCTTACTTTTTGTTAACATTTTTATTAAGATACCTTTTCTGAAACAAACCATTCTGAAGATCAGCCCTAGTGCTGGCTGGCTCATAGTGCATGGTCCGAATCGGCAATTTACACTCCATATTGTTGAGGGGGAAGTAATTCTTTTCATACGTTTGGACTATGTGCTTGTTGAAACGAGATGTGCTCTGGGGGCGAAGTTGATCACTGACATCTATGTGCTGAGCTGGAGAGCCCTTACCCGCCTTGTAAGGGGCGGTGCCGTAGAGCATCGTGTTGGGTCTGCACCCACCGCAGTTCACCGGACCACCGGGCTGAGGATAAACGAAAACCTCATCAGTAGCTTTGGTGGGGGGCAGAGCACCACTGTTCTGAACGATAGAAAGGCCAGGTTGAAGCTGATACGCCATTTACTATAACGTGAGATATTTTCCTCTAGGCTCTTCTGTCACCATCCATTCCGAGGCCAGAATACGCCTCGAGCTGAACACCCCTGGCGTTTGGATTACAGTGTTTGGAATTACTTTTGCACATAGGGCCATTCTTGGGTCCATACAGCCACTCGGCAAACTCCGTTTGTCCTCCTGGGATTTTCGACACAGGCATAGTCACAAACTGCCTCTCCATCGCGTTTCGTAGGTATTGAGGCATGGAAGTCCTCGACCGACCGCTGTCATAGGGAATACGATCACTGGTGTATCTCTGAACATACGGCTTAACCGAGGGGTAATAACAAGCCTCGAGTCGGTTAGGGGCCTTCGTGTAGTCCGTCATGAGCACATTCCCCATGGGGTTATCCATGGTGGGCTTTTGGCACATGTTTTCTCCTGTCACCGGCGTTGTTCCATAGCTTTCTTTTACCATTTTCGACTTATAAAGAACGTAAATCACACCAAGAATGGTACCACCGAGTACAAAGACACGAGGATCACGTCTGATTAAATAAAGAAGTGTGGAAGCGTAAACGATAAACCTCGAGGCAGAATTGATCCTGTCCTCTGGGGTCTGCTTACTATTAGGCCAAAATTGTAAAAAGTATTTTTCATCAACGAGCTGGCGAGGATCGTCGAACCAAACCTTCATTTAGTATATACTCAGGTTTAATTTTTTGGTCCGAGGCCACCGAGCATGCTACCCATCATCTTCATGAGGGCGTCCTCATTCAGCTCACCACCTTCTTCCTGTAGTTGAGACGCCACACCCTGTGCGAGTGCCTCAATCTGAGCCATTTTGTCAGGGGGGAGGGCCATGATGGTAGTTCCTAGCATATACAGGGTCTGTATATATTGCCAAGTCGCATCCTTCGTGTTCACAGACATGCGCTCCCAATACGAAGAGATGTCAAGATCCTTTAGGAAGTCAATCTTTGAGCACTCCTCGAGGAGAAACTTATCATCCTTCGCAGAAATCTGTTCAGCGTAAGGGGTTACACCCTTCATAAAACTATCCACGACGAGACGAGGATTGGTGGATTTCAGCACGTCAAAAGACGTGAGCATTTTCTTGATGCCCTTTTCATCTGGAAAAGTCTTGTGCAATTCCACAAGAAATTGACCCATCATATCATTGAAAGCAGAGACAGACGCCATTTTCTTAATTTACAAATCTAATCTTTAAGTTTAAAAAGGCTCGGTAGAAATAGCCTCACGTTTACCAATTCCACCAGACACTATAAAGAATACGAGAATCGCATTAAGTGTCGCAGGTTTGGTGTATTTGTTGAGCTCAAGCTTACCCTCATTGTTGAGATAGGCTTTGAGATGTATGTAACCAGCTGTGATACCACCAGCGATAAGGGCGGCGCTCACAGGATCTCTTAAATAATTGGACAGGTCTTCCATTTAATTATACCTGGGATTTTTTATACGACGCTCTGGTGCGTCACCGAATAGAACCCCATCATCTTCGGTAGGAGGGGGTTGCTGATACTCCGAAGGCTGTTCAAGTCTGGGTTCCTCCATAGGTTCAGGCTCTTCGAGTGGGGGGGCTTGAACACCGTGGACAGTTTTGAATTCATTCTCGAGACCCGTGAGTTGAGGTTCAGGTTGCATGGGTTCCTCTGTCGGAGCCTCATCCTGAGTTTCATCCTGGACCTGTTCCGGATCCTCCTCGGGAAAAGCGTTTGGATCGTCACCCTCATCTAATACCTCGGGGTCGGCGCTATCCTGGATATCCCCGTCTAGCGAAATATCACGCGTCTCTTGCGACATGTAGGTCTGCAAGATTTGCTGCACGGGAATCAACTCCTTCACCGTGTTTTCGATGCACACACAAAAACGTTTAGTGAGATTTTCGTCACGAATGTATTCACTCTGCTCCTCATGGAAGATGTAAGGATCCTTGTAAAGATCGCGCGCAGCGTTGTTGTAGCAGGTCTGGATGAAAACCTCCTCAGTAGGGAGTTTAAGAGAGATCTTCTTGTTGTCAGCCTTTAGGCGGACGGCGGAGAGAATCTTCGTGCACGCCACAAAGACTGCGGCGAGTAGATCACTGAACCACGCACAACGTCCGGTGATGTTGTCACTGTGCCTCTTAGACATAGCATTCGACCAGTTAGGCACCTCTTTGAGGAGTTTTTGAAACATGATCAAAACCTGCTTCCCCTTAGAGGTGTTTATCGATTCGTTGTACATTTCCTGAAAAACTTCAATCATAGCTGGACACATGATTAAACACATCTGTCCGAGATATTCCTTCTTGGCTTCGACGAGAACGTTCAAATTGTCCATTTATGATTAAAGGGTTTTTTTAA